GTTCGTCAGGCTCGTGCCAGTCCACGGAGCTGTCAGCGTGAGTGACGTATTGCTGTTCACACTGGCGATGATTGCCGTCAGGTTCTGGATCTGGGGCGTGTCGCCCGGTCGAAAGGCCGCCGTCGTGAACATGGTTCCCGTACTGTCGGGAGGCTGAAGCTGCGTTTTCTAGGACAACCTTGTTTCCATCGACCGATTCACTGAATGATTTAGCTGCATGGTCGCCAGACGACATGTTGTTGTAGAGCAGGTAAACCGCCCCAGCAGCTGCACCTGCAAGAAGGCCAATCGGACCTAGAGAAGCGCTGAATGCAGCAACAACACTGGTTCCAGTGCGGAGCGCGGTCAGGAACGAGCCCAACGCAACAACGGCCTGACCAAGTCCGACGACGACGCCAGCGATTGCCCGTCCGGTGAATGCGGTGATCAGAACGGTCGCAAAAGCCGCAACGACGTCGGCAATTTCCTTGAAATTGTCGGCCACGTACTGCAGCGCCTGCACCAACTGCGCACTAGCGCCAGCCGACTTGTCAGCGTTTCCGATGTAGGCCGTGAATTCATTGTTCAGCTGTGTGAATGCGTCAGCAATCGTTGCGTTAGTCGCTTTGAACTGCGCTTCAATGGGTTTCTGAGCATTCAGGATAGCCTTGAACACGCGATCGGACGTCAGTTTCCCGTCGGCGCCAAGCTGCTTCAAACCTGCGATCGTCGTCTTAAACTCGTCCGCAATCGCCTTCGCGATGACTGGCGCGTTTTCACGCAGGGATCGCAGTTCATCACCTTGCAGCACGCCGGATCCAAGCGCTTGACCAAGCTGGAGGATGCCAGCAGCTTGTTCCTGTGCCGATGCCCCGCCTGCTTTAAAGGCTTTCGAGACAAGCGACGTCGCCAAAGCTATCTCGTCTTCCGACTTGGCTACAGCGGAAGCCGATCTGATCAGCCGAGCATAAAGGTCAGTATAGGCTTCAAGGCTTGTCCGAGCTTCGTTAGCCCCGTCCTTCAACTCATTCAGCGAACGCGCACCGACGCCAGCCGCGGTCGCGGACGATCGAATGAGGTTCCCAGCCTGCGTCCATGCATCTGCGTACTGCATTAACTCGCGCGTACCCAACGCGGCAGTAATGCCTGTCAATGGGGCCGCGAGGTCTCGCATTGTGCCTTTGTCAATGTTTCCAAGTGCCGCGTTTATGCGCTGTACGCTGACATCTGCGGACTTCTCCATCTGGCGCATCTGACGCGTAAACTGCCCGCGCTGCCGATTGATGGCATTTTCCAATCGCTTGAAATCGGCTGAAAATTGAACGACAAGAGATTCAAGGTTAGTGGCCATGGCAGGGAGGCTCCATGAGGGTATGTTTTTTGGTGATTGCTGCCGCCGTTATGGCAATGCCAGTGCTGGCTAATGAGCAGGACGCCGACTTCGCACAGGCTGCGTTGGAGTGCTGGAACCCGCCTGCTTCAATGAAGTTGGCAAGCAAGATCGTTCTCTCTGTCGAACTGGATAAAGAAGGAGATTTGGCGGATGTGACCGCCAAAGAGTTCCCGAAAGACGGGGTTGGGAAGGCTGGCGTGGAATCGCTCAACCGGGCCTTACAACGATGTGCGCCTTACAAGTTGCCGGGTGGCACATATACCTTGACCATCGATCCGAGGGCCAAAGGCGCAAAGTCGCTGAAGCCGTTTAAGTAGATTTGCGGCGTCACTTTACCAACCATGCCGACACGAGCCATACTCCTTTGCGAGGAGGAAGGTCTATGAAAGCGATAACCACAGTTTGCGTTGCAATGTTGGCTATAACCGGTTGCGCCAGCAATCAGGCATCGGACCCGGCGAACAAAGAACTAAGATGCCAACAACTGCTTAGCCGGGCCAACTACGCTGGAATACTGGAAGCTGAACGCGCTCAAGCGCAGGCCGAGGCGACGCAGTTGGGTTGCTACTAGCTGGGTTGCTACTAGAAAGACACCCCCTACCCCCCGCTCACCCACTCCCAAAGCTCGTCTTTTTCCTTCTGGCTTAAACCGCCATCGTCGGTCGAGTTAGCTTTGACGTAACCGTCAACGGCAGCCATGAACTGCCACATGGACATGCGCCTTACTTCTTGCGGCGTGAAGCCGAGCGCCGCACCGTTGCCGTAGACCGCGGCAAATCTGACTTTTCCGTTGGGGAGACTGTCAAGTTGCTCTCCGTCTGATTTGCCGCCGCTGGCTCCCCCACCGGCTCCTCCGGCACGCCTTGAATGCCGGCCTGCAAAATCATTGTCGCGAAAACGATGTTCTCGGCAGGCGGACGCTTTTCAATATACGTGCGCACGAGTTTCGTAGCTGCGGTTGGCTCCAAGCCTCCACCGATCAGCCCCTGCCGGATCACATGAGCGATATCACCGACGCGGCATTGTTTGGTGAAAAGCCGACCTTGGCGTCGATGCAGACGACCTGATCGCCAACGTTGAAGTGGATCATGGCGTCTCCCCGATCATTTCGAGGGCTTTTGTATAGCGCACCCGATGTTCCTCGTCGTCGCCGTAAGTGCACAGATTATCGCGCAGGTCTGCGATTTTGACCGGTCGCGCGATAGGGTTAGAGCAGGCCCTTTCGACAAACACTAAGTAATCTTCGTCATCGCGACGGGTGATCGCATTCAAAGCCAGCACGATGTCATCATCAAAACCGAACGAATAGATATCGTTCAGGGAGGTATTCGTGTGCTCGATCATGTCGTGCATAACAGCGAGGATCTGCGTTTCGCGCGTCTCCTGAGCCATCATAACGCGCAGTGGATGCAGAATGTACGGATCGCCGTTATCGCTCTTCTGGTCCATATGCGCCGCTGCCGCCACCGCAATTGCTGTTTCAAGGTTACTCATGGTTTTCTCCTGCGGCGCTTTCAAGCAGCTGCGCTTGCTTCAATATTGCGGAACTCGACCAGCACGCCAAATCGCTTGGCCCGATCAATGCCTTCGATCATACCACCGCTGATGCCACGGTCACTGTAAACAACGCATTTCTCCGCTACGTGATACCATGCGAGGCCAGCCTCAATGCCCCACTTGTGTTCAAATTTATTGCGGTCGTCCAGCACTTGCGTGTGCAGCAAGTGGCTGACAATCGGCGCTTCGCCTCGTCGCAGGCTATCCAGCAGGCAGGAGCGGGCGTAGGCCTTGTTGCGCTCAACGTCACCGCCGTAGGGGGATTCGATGATGACGAGTGCCGGTCGCTGGGCAACTGGCACAAATCTATAGGCCGTCACGAAGCCCATAAATGTATCCCGCTTCAACTCTACCTTGTATCCGGGTGGCGTCTCTGGCGGGTCAACAAATCCTTCAAGTGCAATCCAGCCGCATGGCACATTGTCGTTATAAGGTGTTGGCAGGTAACTTATAACCTTCCCGCCTGCCCTCTTCTGCCGCCCTTCAACAGCCGCTCGCGCGGCGCGGTCTTCTGCTTCTTCAAGCATATTTTTCCTCGTTTTTGTGGTGTGGTGGTTGGTCTTATGGTTAATGAATAGAAAATACCACATTGATTTTATTTAATGTTTGCACCTTCGTCTGTTCATCTAGCGTTCAGTTCGCTCCCGATATTTTGCGGACAACAAAGGAGAGCATTCATGTTCAAGAAAGCTGTACTAGCCGCCATCGCAATAACTTTCGTTGCCGCACCAATGGCACAGGCTCGCGATTATCATCACAGCAAACCTGCTCCACATCGCTATGAGCCACAGCGCCCGCATCACGGTAAGGAGTTTTATCGCCATGATCGCCGCGACTATGGCCGCCATCAGTGGTCGAAGGGGCAGCGTTACAGCGATTGGCGTCGCCATCAGGAAATCCGCGACTACAAGCGCTATGGCCTTCGTAAGCCTGGCCGTGGCCAGCATTGGGTAAAGGTCGACAACCAGTACCTTCTCATTGCAGGGGCCACCGGACTGATCGCAGGCATTCTCGCTGCACAATAGGACAACCACGTTAGAGGCGGGCAAATGCCCGCCTTTTCTCTTTAGGCTGCGGCCTGCATAGGCTTGTTATCGTTGGCAGGCGCGATCCCGGTAAGCCTCCGCGCGACGCAGGAGTTCTTCGTGTGGAAGGCGCGCACCCGCGCCCTGTCTGTCATGGGACATACAGTTTCCTCGTGTTTGGTTGGTAGTCGTGGTGATAGGCGCTAAAAATGGCATACGGCGGCCTCATGCAGGCGCAACAAAAAAGGCCCGCTGCTGGCGGACCCGAAATTGCGCAAACTGTGATGATGGTTACAGGCCGACCTTGTAGGCCTGCTCGATATCGGTCACCGGAAAGAACGTGAGCCCGTGCGGCTGCTTGGCCGCAAATCCAGAGCTGCAGATGAACCCCGCGACATATTCGTCGTTGATGCGCGCTTCGCCATGCTTCGGCCTCGTCTTTCGTAGGAGTTGGAAGTCGCTCGGCTTTGCCAGCGGCAACAGCGCGATTAGCGCAAGGCGTGGTCACCAAGCCGACGTAGCCTGCCGGATACCGGATCGTCACAGCTGCAATGGGGATGAAGTCGTAAGTGGCTGTGAAGTGGAGCCAAGGCATGTGAGTTTACCTTTGGATAATTACAGACCCGTAAAAACACCGTACGTTGCCAATCGGGTATGGCGGGCTTTCGCGCACGAGCAGAGGTAAAACGATGAAAAAGTCACTGGATGATATGCAATACGACTTCGGAAAGATTTTCGTGACGGCAGGAATGGCCCCGGTCTTACTCAGCCCTTTTCTACTGAACCATCCATTTGAATCCACTTGGACTTTTTTCGTGAGTTCCGCGGCACTTATAGTTGGAATACTTGTGCTAAGAGCCTCAATGAAATAATCTTGTGCGATTGGATTAGATCGTAAAAAGGCCTATGGGAATCGCGCAGTCATCGTGTTGCGCGACCAGGGCATCGATTACTCCACAAGAAAAAGGGCGCCGTAGCGCCCTGAATTCAGTACCATCTTCTGTTGTAATACCCATCGCGGTAATAGTGCCGATGATGATTACGCCAGCCGTTGTGTCTGTAATAGCGGTGTGAATGCCAGCGTGGTCCACGGTAATGCCGGTGATGCGAGCGCCAATGGTTGCGCTTATAGTAATGCCGCTTCTTCCAATGTTTCCGTGAATGATGTTCGCGATAATCCCGGACCTGCTCAACATTCGAGCTAACGTCCGGCTTTGCAACATTCAATGTTGGTGCGGCTTGCGCTGCACCAGCCCCAATAAGCAGCCCGATGCCCAGAACCCCAGCAATAAGTCCTTTAACAAGCTTCATTCTGCATACTCCTTTCAAGACGCATCCTGAAAGATTATGCATGAACTTGCGATGAACGGACAATCGGAGCGCTATTCTTCCACTGGCAATGTGCGCCACCCCCGATATGGTGCCAGAAGCGCCCGAACATGACGCGGCAGAACGGCATTGTCTTCGGCCTTCATGTCAGGTTCCCGGTTCTCGTACAGATCAGCCGCGACTAACAAAATTGCTGCCGTGATAGGCGGCGTCACCACAATGCCGTCCGGCAAAGTTGGCGTCGCGCCCGCTCCCACGATCTCACGGTCGACATATTCGACGACGATCGTTTCAGCCGCAGCCAGATATACTTCAAGCTCGGCATCCTCGTCGTCATGAAACACACGGAGATGTTTTTCCAGTAGATCAATCTCAACCAGTGCCATCACCACCACCCTCCGGCGGCGTTTCAGGCTCCGGTTCTGGCTCGGGGCTGGGTTTGGATCGACGATTCCCGCCCCGGTGTAGCTCGCCACCCGGCGCTTGCGTGTCTTCACCTGCAAGGTTGCGCGGTCAATTGCCGCTCACGTAAGCGTTGCCAACGGGATGTCTTGCAAAGCTTGCGGTAAGCAGCGGCTTCCGTGCTGCGACGATCACCTCCAAGCAACTTAAGAAACCAATATAAGTAGCTGCTTGTCAGTCTTGAACATGTGTGATTTCTTTCGCCGGCGATAGGTTAAAGGAGAGGAAAATTGCCTAAACTCATCATCAAAATATTACCAATTTTGCTACTTCCGTTGGCGATTACTGGGTGTGTAAGTACTGAGGATCAACAGGCGGCCGATCAACAGAAATGCTCATCATACGGCTTTGCACCAGGTACTGACGCTTTTGCGAACTGTATGATGAATAGGGACTGGAAACGCGACGATGACCAGCGTCAAACTATGCAGTCATTAGAACAGCAAGACAGACGAGACAGACAACGACTAAATCAATTAGATAATACTGCGGGCACATCGGCAGGGATGATTGATAACCGTCCTCAATTTGATAAAGACGGCAACCCAAACTTTGACACTCAAGGTAATTATATCGGATGTCACGGCGTAGGTTGCCAAGTGGATAATCCTGACTCCAATTAATTTCACTCAATGCCAATTGGTTGCGGGCATCGGGATCTAACCCACGACCCCTTGCCCCAGTCAAGTGTGCTAGC